TATTAGACGGACAACATATAGATTTAATATTAACAGACCCACCTTATTGTTCGGGTGGATTTCAAGAAAGTGGAAAGGCTGTTGGCTCTGTTGGAACTGATGCAAAGCATAAAATAATTATAAATGACAGGCTATCAACAAGGGGATATTCTGCGTTGTTAAAATCTGTATTCGGAAATATAAAATCTAATTTTATTTATTCTTTTACAGATTGGAGAATGTGGGTGTACTTGTTTGACATATTTGAAAGTTCAACTTATAGTGTCAAATCAATGATTGTTTGGGATAAGGGAAATCCGGGAATGGGTAGAGGATGGAGAGCGCAACACGAGATAATAATGTGGGGATGCAATATCACACCGCCTTATGATAGGAAATACGGAGGTAAGGGGAACGTGATACAAACAAAAAGAACAGGAAACAATCTTCATACAACCGAAAAGCCTGTGGAGTTGCTTGAAAAATTAATTATAAACACTCCATTTGTAAAAACAATTGCCGATCCGTTTCTTGGCTCTGGTTCAACACTAATCGCTTGTGAAAAGACAAATCGCAAGTGTTATGGTATGGAGATTGATCCACACTACTGCGATGTAATTGTAAAGCGTTGGGAAGATTATACAGGAAACAAGGCAGAAAGATTCGAGGCTGCAAATGCCTGATGTTACAGGCGATAACAGGAAAGCCAATGGGCAATTCAAACCGGGTGTATCAGGCAATCCTAATGGCAGACCAAAGGGAAGTCAATCAATACCGGACATACTTCGCAAGATAGGCGATGAAGAAGGCACAACAGATGGCAAGAGCAAACTTGATGTGGTAATGTATAAAGTATTTCAATACGCATTAGAAGGCAAATCGTGGGCGGTTCAGTTTATAGCTGATCGTACAGAGGGCAAGGCATTAGAACGAGTAGAACAACACGTTACAAAGGACGAGATAATCATTGAGTGAAGTTTCGAATCAAAAAAGACAATATGCTCAAACATCAACGGCAATTCTGGGATATGCCCAACAGGATTGTCCTATTGATTGGCGGTTACGGATCGGGAAAGACGTATATCGGAGCATTGAAATCCCTGTATATGAGTTATTTAAACAGTCCAATACCGGGAATGTACGTGTCACCTTCACATCAGTTAGCGACCAAGACGATAATTATAACGCTGAAAGAACTATGTAACCGTGCTGCAATTGATTACACATACAACCAACAACGAAGTGAGTTCATCTTTCACAATTGGGGAGGAAAGTTATGGCTCGGCTCTGGGGACAAACCCGATTCATTGCGTGGTCCTAACATTGGATGGGCGGTTATAGATGAACCATTTATACAAAAGCGTGAGGTGTTCGAACAAATGATTGCACGTGTAAGACACCCAGAAGCCACTAAATCACAGATATTCCTAACAGGAACACCAGAGCAATTGAATTGGGGATTCACGTTAGCCAATGATCCAGACATTGACATTGGTGTTATACAAGCATCTACATTAGACAACCCACATTTACCAGACGATTACAAACAAAGTTTATTACAAGCATATTCAGAAGAACAGATTGAAGCGTATGTTCACGGCAAGTTCGTCAACCTAACTCAAGGTAGAGTATATCACGAGTTCAATCGTGAACGTCACTTGATTAGCCGAAATGATTTGGATGGATGGCAAGTATCTGCGGCTGCCGACTTTAATGTAGATGCGTTAAGCTGTATAATATTTAGACACACAAAAGACGAGATTCACGTTGAATCAGAAATAAGATTAAGAAATGCGGGAACGTGGGATATGGCGGAAAAACTTAAAGAACAGTATCCCGGAATAAAAGTATTTCCAGATGCGACAGGATCAGCCAGAAAAACTTCATCCGCACAAACAGATCACGATATTCTTAGAAGTGCCGGGTTCAAGGTTATAGCACCCAGAGCCAATCCACCTGTTAAAGATAGAGTAAATGCGGTGAATAAAGTATTGAGGGAAGGCAGACTGACGATGGAGAACTGCCCAACTTTACTTATGGATATGGAACAGAATGTGTGGAGAAATGGAATGATTGATAAGGCTCGTGATCCAATGCAGACACATAGTGGCGATGCTTTGGGATATGCGGTATCGTATTTGATGCCAGTAAGACCTCGTGTCGTTTCATATCAAGGATGGACGGCGTGATTTATTTTCTATTGGGTGTATCAATAACATTGAATGTAGCGGTATTCGTTCTGGCTTACTACTACAACAAAGGGCAAAAGATTATTATGGGAGAAATTAACCAGTTGAACGAATCCCTATTGAGTGGGATGATGGCAAAAAATTTGTATAAAAATATGCACAAGGGACAGGCATAATGATAGTAAAAGATTTAACAACCGATACTGTAATGCGTTCAATCAAAAAAGTGATTGGTCACGCTGACGATAAGAATTTAAAAAAACGTATGAAGTCAATAGACTATTACGAAGGGGACTATGCTCAATATATTGAACCGTATTTCCAGAGTGGAATTAAGCTGCCACCCGCATTGCCTAATTTTGTGAAAAGAATGGTATCGGCACGAAGTTTAGTTTTTAAAGATGTACCTACACGCCACAACGATAAGTACAATGAGGAGATACCTAAAGATATTGATTCAAAGATGCGGCAAATAGAAAAGATGACATTCCTCACAGGAAATATGGGATTGCTTAGTCATTATTCAGATGATGGATTGAACTATGAATTAGTTCCTTATTATAACCCTTTATTTCTACAGGGTGAAACAAAAGAATCGGCAGTATTCTATCCCATTGCAAATCTTAACGATAAATCGAGTAGAACATACGAGTATTGGTCTGACGAGCAACATTTTAGATTTGATGAAAGAGGTAAGATATTTAACCAAGAAGAAAATCCATACGGTGTAATCCCTATGACTTTTGCCAAGCGTGATGCGGAATTAGTTGATGAATACTGGCAAGGTGGAGCATTAGACTTAGTTACGGCTCAAGAAGCGGTAGCAATATTGTATCTTGAAATGTTGATTGCCGCAAGAATAGATACATTAGGTGTGAAGTTCGCAACTGGCATTCAACAAGACGAGCCTATCCGAATCGGAACTGATGAAATTATGATGCTCCCAGACGGAAGTACGCTGTCCAAACTTCCCGGTTCTGACTTAGGGCAAATCGTTAATGCTATCAAATTTATCATACAGGATGCGGCTTCTAATAATCATCTGGTTGCAAGATGGTCCGATTCTCAAGCTAATTCTGGCGTTCAAGTTAAGATAGAGAACTTAGAGAACTATGAAGCACGATCAGCATCTATTGAGGATATATGGCGACCATTCGAATATAAAAGATTTAATCTGGACAGAACAATCCTTGCGGTACACGGCGTAAATGTATCTGAAGATTATCACATTGATTTCGTAGAACCAGAGACAGTACACGATCCGGCAGAGTGGCGGAATCAGATGGATTGGGAACTTGCAAATGGATTGACCACTAAGCGTAGGATTCTACAAGAAATGAATCCAGATATGACCGAAGATGAAGTGAATAAATTATTAGGTGAGGTGGCTGAAGAACAACCAGAAGAAACTCAAACCACTAACTTAGTTGATATACTTCAAGGATAATGGCAGATCAAGATCAATTCGGAATGGCGTGGGCTAAAATACAAGACCTTGTGAGTTCTATGTATGGAAGGTTTCTTGCTTCTGATTTACCAAGTGAAGTGATAGTTAAAGAATTAATTGATCTCGACTTAAAGACAATTCTCTTTGAGGACTTTAAACTGAATGGCGAAATGAATACAATCACCAATAATTATGTTAAAACATTAAAAAGTATGGAAGCCTTTTCAAACGTACCGGAAGTAACGCTTCAAACACTCATTCGTGCTGATGTGAATTTCTTTAGTGCAAAGGTAGGAGAACAATCAGAGTTAATGAAACGATTAATGATTGAATCCATTGTAGGGCGACAATCTGAAGCGGTATTTGCTGAATCATTAATTTCGGTAGGATGGAGAGAAAAACAGGCAAACAGTTTAGTGAATGATTCATTAAGAAGATTTAGCCGTAATGTGACAAAGGAAATGGCGAACAATTCGCCAGATGATTTTCTGTATATCTTTGACGGTCCGGTTGATGATAGAACAAGTGACGAATGTTTAGATATTATTGCACAAGGACCAATGACGTTAGCAGAAATAGAATCATCATATCCCGGCGTATTTCAAGCGGGTTCGCATTTTAATTGCAGACACGAGTTTGTGAGATATACCTCTAAAGAACAATATCAAGGTGAGGAGGTTAAGGCTCTTGCGTAAGATAAAAAACGCTTCAGAATTACCAGACGTGCCATTGAAAACGTGGGCGGATATTGGGGATCACGCCGCAAACGTCACGAGGGAATCAATAAGGGGTGGAAAATTAGGCGGCTCCTATGATAGCGAGTACGCAGATATGAAGAAGGCGGGTAGAGCAGCACCGAGAGGAGTTCCTCAAGCGAGTAAGCAAACCAGTTATGTTGATTTGACATTAACCGGGAAAATGCTTGGAGAATTAAAGAGGAGTAAAACAGGAAAAGATTTCGTTGAAGTTGGTTTGTCTGGCTTTAACGCTAAAAAAGCTGAAGCAAACAAAAGTCGCGGATTCGATTTGTTTGACAGCAAAATATTGAATGAGATAGAAAAAGAGGTTTCGGGTAGAGTGGGAAATCAGATACAGTCTAATATAAAAAGCTATGCCAGAGATAAGGTCACATTCAATGTTGGTAAATAACTCAAACAAGAGGTT